TGAATCCGGCTATCTCATAGGGTGTGGTGAAAAGCTCCACCGTTTCCGGTTCGAGCAGATCTTTTTTGTCCTGCGGATTCTTTGCGTTGTGAATCAGAATCGGCTGATTGGCGAGCAGCGTGATAAGCCAGATGAGTTCATCAATGGCGGTCTCAAAATTTTCAGCCTTGAGTAGTTTGTCTCCAAGGTCTGAAAGACCGCCGTATTTCTTGCCGATTTCCTTTGTCGCCCTTGTGGTAAGGAGCAATTCGTACTCCTTGCCGCCGATGGATATAACCGAGCTTCTTTCGTTTTCCATAAGTTATTCTCCCTTTGTTACCGTCACGGTGTATGTTTTCGTGGCATTTCCGTTGGTAACGGTAATCACCACGGTATTGGTGCCGGTGACCCATGTCGCAGACTGACCGCTTGCGATGGAATTTCCGTTGACCGTGATTGCGACAGCGGCATTGTTGGATGTGGCGACCGCCGTGATGGTGTTTGTGGCGTTCTCGGTGGCTGCGGTATAACCAATGACATCGGGACTGAAGGAAGGTGAGAGAGAAACTGCACCGAGTGTCAAGGATACAAGCGTTGCATCAGCCGTAGTATAGTCCGGCTCGTACACGCTCTGGAACCAGTTGGATATGACATTCGGTGATACCCCTTCCTCGCCGTCAGTTACCTCCGCTTTCCACGGGTGCTTGTTCTGGGCATCAAGCTTATTTCTTCTCGATATGGTTCCTTCGATGGAAGGGGTCTGGAACTCTATGCTGTCTCCCTTGGTTTTGAGCGATGTTCCGGGGATGCCAAACAGAACACGGTATAACCAGAAGTATCTGTACTTGCCCTTGGCCGTTTTCGCCCGAAATCCGATTGCCACCGGCGCGGGTTCATCCTCTCCGGCAGAAACAATCACACCGTTTGCATCCACAGCGGCTCCCGTCAGATCTCTTGCCGCCTGGGGGCCGATTTCGTTGATGCCGAGGGTGATCGTACCGCTTTTAAACTCCTTAATTACGGTATCTGTCCCGTCATCGGCATACAGAATTGCTTCATTGAGTTCGATGGATACCTCAGCTTCGATTGCTTTGGCAAGCTTTACGGGTGTTCCGTATGTCTCGTCGCCCGAGGCGGATTCGGTGATTTTGGAATAATAAAGACTGTCAAGTCCTATTGTAGCCATTCGTTTTATTCCTCCTGTATTTCATAATTTTTCGCCACATCAATGGCGTAGTGATGATAGCCGGTATCGTCTTCATGTCCGATATACCGGCGGTCGGTGATGGTGATTCCTGCGGAAAGCAAGGCTGTCGCTAAACGCTTCTTAATTACAAGGTAGTTACCCTTGTCAAACAGAGAAATTCGTACCTCTTCTATATCCTGTCCCGGAGCGTTATCTGAGAACAAACCGTAGGAATCCGAAAGCGGTGTCAGAACCGCATATCTTTCCGGCGGAGTTTGCGAAAAGATACCCGTTTCGACCGGTATTCCAAGTGAATATATAATCGTATTTAATTCAGCAAGCAAGCTCATATCTTCGAAATCTCCTCCTCCAGTTTTTCTTTCATCGCACGAATGCAGGAATCCTTGGATTTCGACTTTGCCGGTTTCAGAAAAGGTTTCGGCGGCTGGCCGTGTTTTCCGTATTCGAGGATGTTTGCGATTTTCGCATTGCTTTCGCCGTCGTTACGAGGCTCTTTGAAACCGATTTTAACATCGAAGTTTCCGTTTCTGTCCTGTTTTGCCGGTGAAGTTCCGAGAGAGGACAAGAGTTCTCCGGTTGAACGGCTTTCGACTTTGGTGTTCTTACCGATTACCGATGCCAGATTTGAGCGGACATTCTTTTCGACCACCTCGGCTCCGGCAGCCAGAACTTTGGGAACGATCTCGTCGGTTTTCTCCTGAAGCTTTGCAATCTTAAGCAGAAACTCCTCCGGCATTTGAAAAGTCGCTTTAGCCATCGTCACACCTCGCCAACACCTCAAGATACATATCACGGCCTCTGACATTTTCGACCGAATAAATGTTATAACGCTTTCCTTCACAGACAATGATGTGGCGGTTGTTCAGTTCGACTCCCGGTATAAAGCGAAGACGGAACAGCGCGTTCACCTCATTGGATTGTGCCATGCTCCGCCATCGCTCGGTAGAGTTCTTCTGCTCAAAATATGCCCTGACAGATGCTACCACTGTATCCGAGTGACTGGTGAAACCGTCCGCGTCCTTTGCGGGCTCGGTTGAGATAATTTCAATAAATGTATTCATTTTACCGAAGCTCATAATCACACCTTCCAGTTTCTGTCGAGTTTCAGAAGAAGATTGACAGTATTCCACACCTGCTGTCCGGCTTGCACGTTGTCGGCAAAAAAGCCGCCGGTGCTGCCGTCCCTTGACTCATAGAAATGGGACGACAGCATGATGACGGCCTGCTCTGTGGTTGGGGGCATCGGATGGTCTTTGTAGTAATATTCCGGAAGATGCTGATAACTCTCGGCATAGGAAACGGCGGCGGTGATATACATCTGTAATAGTTCGTCATCTGCCGAATGCTCCAGAATGAGGTTTGCCTTTACTTTTTCAAGAAGCGTCATACCGCCACCGTCCTTTCCTTATTCTTCGGTTTCCGGTTCTGCGATGACAACGGTGAATTCAGCAGCGGGATAACCGGATGCCCACAAGGTAAATATTTTCGGCTGATTTACGACTTCATCGCACTTCAGCCACATCACAATGTCTCCTGCCTGCCCGCCGACAGCAGCCGCTTCCGCAGCATCGGCTGATGTCAGCTGACTGCCGTTATACTTGACTGCCGTGATCGCAGGAAGTCCTGTGTTGATGAGGATTGCTAACCATTTGTGTGTGCCTTGCATGGGGTTTGAACTTTCATAAGGAATAAGTTCGTCAACCGGAACAGTGACTGTAATGACATTTTCCTCGATTGTTATGGATTCGACTTTGCCTTGATTGGCTGCCATATCTTCGCTGAGAGAAGTGGTAACATTCGCTACCGAGACATTCCATGTATCGGGTTTCATCATCCCACTGTCTTTCAGTTTCAGAAGCAGCGCGTTGAAATCATCCTTGAGTCCGGCAACGTTGGAAGCTGTGCTGGCCGCTTGATTCGGCGCGGAAGGAAGCCCCGTTACCGAGGCCCCCTCCTTGATTTCAAGCAAACCGCCGATAACGGTCTTTTCGCCACCCTGTTCGGAGTAGTTCTTTGTGTTGTAACTCATAGCGTTATACCTACGCCTTCATCTTGAGAAGCTTGATGCCTTCGGGAAGGATAATCTTGCCATCGACACGTTCGGTGCCTACGAAACCTACCTGACCGTTAGTGGAGTAAAGCTCGTTGAGTCTCTGCACGGTTCTGCCGGTACGGTCGGCAATCCAGTAGTTCTTGAAGTCGCCGAATGCGATAGGAAGAGTGCCTGCTTCAACCTTAGGAGCGTAAGGAGAGGTGTAGAGTTCATAACCGAGCAACTTGTCCGGCTGACCGATCTGGAGAGAAGGCTGCCAGAGATACACCCCGTTGCCGTCCTTAAGTTTGCGGAGCGCAGCAACAGTCTCATCGTTCATAAGGAACTTGGCGGACTTGCGGTAAGGAGCTTTGAGGGAGTAGATGAGGCTGATGATGTCATCGGAGGTTATGCCTGTGCCGGTTGTGGTGAATGCGACCTCGCCTCCGTTAGCGGTGAACAGACCCGTAGGCTGACCGGAACCGGTACCTACACAGAATGCTTCCTCTTCGGCAGTACCGAAAGCGTAAGCAAACTCGCCTGCGATATAGCGTTCGATGTCGAACTCGCTGTCATCCAGAAGCTCGATGGAAACCTTGACAAGGTCGGTGAGTTTATAGGCGTCAATGGTCTTCTGATTGAAAGTAGGATTGCTTTCTGTGATGGGTGCGTTTTCAGCGGTCCAGTTGGCGGCGGAGTGAGATGATGCAACGGGAATCTTTCTCTCGTTTCCGGTGGTGATCACCTTGCAAAGGGTACGCATCACATTGAGTTCCTTAAGCCCGTCGATAATCTGGCGTTCAAACTCTGTCGGGCAGAGATAACCGCCATTCGCATTTTCGCCCTCCTCAAGGACATTATGGATGGTGCGTTTGCCGTGAAGGTGTCTCGAAAAGTCCTCCCTGTAAGCATCGGAAGCACGGCCTTTCTTTTCGGGACCGTCCTTAGCCGCCATAGGCTTTTCGGTGATGGGTGCAGAAACAGGTTTCTTGAGTTCAGCCTCGATGGCATCGCGTCTTTCCATTCTGCGAATTTCGTTGGTGAGGCCGTTCAGTTCGGTCTCCATGTTGGTATATGTGGTATCATCCTCAGCGGAGAGCACACCCATACTGTCGCGGTGAGTATCCAGGAATCCCTCCATGGTGTTCCAGAGCCTGGCGCGCTTTTCACGCATTTCAACAATAGTCATAGTAAAAACCTCCATTAAATTTGATTTTTATAAAGTTGTTTTTTGAGTTCATCGACAGATCTGCCGTGAGGTTTCTCTGTCTTTTTTGCGATTTTGCATTTTTCAGCAATCTTTCCCATAAGGGAATTGACCACGGTTGCCTCTGAATACATCATCGGCACTGCGGGTAGTTCGACATCTTCGGCAGCCTCGTCACGGGAAAGAATACCGTCAATAAAACCGAGTTCAAGGGCTTTATTGGCATTCATCCATGTTTCGGCATCCATCAGATGTGAGAGTTTGGCGCGTGATTGTCCGGTCTTGATTTCATAGGCGTTCATAATGCTTTCCTTAACTTCGTCGAGCATGGAGATTGCCTTTTCCATTTCTTCCTTGTTTCCCATAGCCACGGTCATCGGGTTGTGAATCATGAGCATCGACACCGGGGACATCATAACCGTAGTTCCCGCCATAGCGATAACGGATGCAGCGGATGCCGCAATACCATCGATTTTTACGGTTATAGAACCCTTGTAGTCCATCAGCATATTGTAGATTTGTGCTGCCGCCACACAGTCGCCGCCCGGAGAATTGATCCATACGGTAATGTCGCCCTCACCGCTCAAAAGTTCTTCTTTGAACAGTTTGGGTGTGACGTCATCGTCAAACCAACTTTCCTCCGCGATGGTGCCGTTTAGGAACAGCGTCCTTGCCGGATTCGTCTCCGTCTGATTCTTCCACTTCCAGAACTTCTTCATCGGAATTTTTCTCCTTTCCGTTATCAGCGTATTGTAAAGTTAAATGAAAACAGAGAACACCTCAGCCCTTGTGGTATAATGATTCTGCAATGATTCACCGTACCTCCCA